TTGTCGAGCTTCTGATCGGCGCTGCCCTGGCAGCATCCACCGCCGCCGTTGTCGTTTGGAGATAAAAAATGTCAACCGCCACGACCATCCTCGGCCTGGAAAAGCAGGACACCGGGGCGAACAACAACGCCTGGGGCACCGTCCTCAACACGCAGCTGGATCTCATCGAGGCGTCTGTCGCCGGCAGTACCAGCATCGCGCTGTCCTCAAGCGACGTGACGCTGACGACGACGGACTACTCGGCCAACCAAGCGCGTGCGAGCCATCTGGCTCTGTCTGGCACCATCACGGCTGACTGCAATGTCATCGTGCCGGCCAAGTCCAAGCTCTATTGCGTCACCAACAGCTGCACGCAGGCGACCGCCTATCAATACAGCGTGACGGTCAAGACGAGCGGCGGCACGGGCGTGGTGATCCCGGCGAGCACGCGGCCAGTTTGGGTGAGGTGCGACGGCACCAATGTCGAGCCCTTGTCGATCATGCCGGCGGTGACGATCGCGTCCGAGACCGAGGTCTCGCTGGCGTCGACGACGAACGAGGTTCTGTTGACTTTTGCCGCTGGCGACGTAACGCACGACCCGCTTTCGATGGCGGATGCAGCCAACAACAAGATCGTCTTTCCTGCCGGCACTGAGCTTGTGTCAATTTCCCTAAATTTGTTCCTAAGTGCGTCCATCGCGTCCACGACGCTGTGCTCGGCGATCATCCAGCAGAAAAGCGGGTCACCCGGCAGCAGCGGTTTCTACCCCTACGAGGCGGTCTATCAACGCCGTGGCACCGGGTCGACGTATACACCTCTCACGGCCAGCTGCATGTTCAATTTGGCCGACAAGGCTATCGGCGCAACCGATCGCGGCATGGAGTTCCAGTTCCTTGCCCAGCTGGACACCAGCACTGCTGGAGTAGCCTGCTCGGCCTGGGAAGCTCACGCGGTGATCTTGCGGTAGGAGCGCCGGCATGACTTTCGTCAGCTTCGAGCCCAGGCCCGGTATCTTCACCGACGACGCACCCGGCGTCGATGCGCCCTTCCGCTACACCGCCGGGTCGCTTGTGCGTTTTTACAATGGCAAGGCCGAGACCATCGGCGGGTGGCAGAAGAAAACGCAAGACACGTTTACCGGGAAGGCGCGGACGCTGTTATCGTCGGCTGAGCTGGATGGGACGCGCAATGTTTTCGCCGGCACGCACAGCCACCTGCAAGTGCTGCAAGGCGGCGTCGTCAATGACATCACGCCCTTTGCGGCTGCCGCGATCTCTCTCGGCACTGACCCGATCTCGACAACGGACACGGATGCCACGGTGACGGTGACGGCAACGGCGCACCAACTGGTCGTTGGTCAGCGCGTGGTGCTGGACGGCGCGAGCGGCACGGTCGGCGGCCTGACGATCGACGGCGAGCATTCTGTCGCCACGGTCGTGGATGCCAACACGTTCACGTACGAGGCGACCTCCGCGGCGACTTCGACCACGACGGGCGGGGGCGCAAGCATGACCGCGCGCGGCGTCCTGGTGAACGGCGAGGCTGACGGCACGTTCGAGTACGGCTACGGCGTCGGCGGCTACGGCGAAAGCACCTGGAATACCGCGCGCTCAAGCTCGACGATCGAACTGGCTCCGCGTGTCTGGAGCATTCAAGCCTATGGCGAGGACGCATTGTGCGCGCCAGGGCAGCAGGGCTCGATCTATCAATGGGACGCGACGAACGGTGTCTCGACCAGGGCTGTTGAGGTGACCAACGCGCCGCCGTGCAACTTTATCATCGTCAACCCGCAGAGCCGGCACCTGATCACATTTGGTGCGGATGATGACCCGATGAAGATCCGCTGGGCAGCGCAGGGCACGCTTACGACCTGGACGGCTGCCTCGACGAACGACGCCGGGGATGTCCGGCTGCTGGACGGCAGCGAGATCCGCGCGGCATCGAGGACCAAGGCCGAGATCGTGGTCTGGACCGATACGGCGGCCTATTCCTTGCGCCATGTCGGCGGCGCGTTCGTTTTCCAACTCACCAAGCTGGCGGAAGCGGCCCCGATCCTCGGCCAGCAGGCTTTTGCGGCCAGCGACACATTTGTCGCGTGGATGGCGGATGGTCAATTCCAATATTACGACGGCGTGGTCCGCAGCCTACCGTGTCCGGTCGCCAAGCATGTGTTCAACGATGATCTGGGGCCGGGGCTCAACCTCGCGCAGCGTCAAAAGATCGTCGGCTTCTGCAATGCTGAGTTTGGCGAGGTCGGATGGCTATATCCGAGCGCCGGCAGCACCGAGGTCGATCGCGTCGTCGTTTGGTCATACAAGGAAGGCGCGGACGTCTGGTGGATCGGCGAGCTTGATCGCACCGCCATGATCGACCGCTCCATCGAGCTTAACCCGATCGGGGTCGACAGTTCTGGAAACATCTATAACCACGAGATCCCTGGCGCTGGAAACGACGGGAACCCTCTGTCCTACTCGATCGAGACCGGCGGAGCCTATATCGACGAGGGCGAGAACCTGTACGCGATCCGGCAGGCAATACCGGACTTCGTGCTGACCGACAGCGACGCGTCAAACGCGCTCAAGCTGCAATTTTTCTCGAAGATCTACCCGCAAGGCACCGAGACCGCCGGGGCGATCAATGACGTGATCAGCACGACGACGACCGTGGACACGCGGATCACGGGCCGCAGCCTGCGGTTCAAGGCATCTAGCAACTCGACGCAGCTTGCGTGGCGCGTTGGCAAGATGCGCTTCGATGTCGAGCTTCTGGACGCGGCACGCTGATGGTCGCGCGCTTCCCGGACCCGCCCTCGTCTGCTGACGGCTTGCAGATCTGGGCGGCGGATCTCGTGCGCGCGCTCAATGCCGCATTTGACAGCAGCAGCGAGCGCGTGGCCGGCGAGTTCGCGGTGACGACGACGGCGACAACCCGCACGCTGGACGCTTCAACGGCTACGGTTGCCGATGTCGCGAATGTCCTGGGCACGCTTATCGAGGATCAACAGGGGCGCTGATGGACAGGCTAGATCGACTGCAACGGGCGCTGAATTTCGCCGGCGACACGCACGCGCTTGAGCATGTCGCGCAGGCGGTGAAGGGCGGTGAGGCCAACTGGTGGCAGGGCGACCGCTCGGACATCATCACCGAATTTTACGAGTACCCGCTGTCTGGCCGGGCCTGCCGCGTTTGGCTGGCGAGCGGCGACATGGCTGAGTGTCTGCGGATGTATGACGACATAGAGGACTGGGCTCGGGCGAATAACGCCGAGCGGATGGAGATCGTTGGCCGACCCGGCTGGCGGAGAGTGATGTCTGGTCGCGGTTTTACCGAGGCCGGAGTAGCGCTGAGAAAGGGGCTGCGGACATGAGTAAAGGCGGAACCAAAACGGCGACGACGACGACGGAGATCCCGGAGCCGTATCGCAAATTCGCTGAGGGGCAGCTAGCGACCGCTGCGACGCTGCAAAACCGCCCGTATGTCAGCTATCAGTCCCCGCTGATCGCCGACTTTACGCAGCGGCAGCAGCAGGGCCTCGATCAGCTGGCAGGGTTTCAGCCGGCGGGCGATTATGGCGCAAGCGTGGCGCAGGATCTCGCCGGGTATCAGGGCGGTCAGATCGCGGGCTCTGATCTCAGCGCGTACAACAACCCATACGAGGACATGGTCGTCAGCCGATCGCTGGCTGACATTGACCGCGCGCGGCAGATGGCTCAGCAGGGCGTTAACGATCAAGCCGTGGCGGCTGGCGCTTTCGGCGGATCTCGCGCCGGCGTGCAGGCTGCGCTGACGAACGAGGCCTATGCCAAGCAGTCGGCAGACACGGCGGCTCAATTGCGCCAAGCCGGCTTCTCGAACGCCCAGCAGCTTCGCCAGCAGGACATCGCCAACCAGATGGCGTCGGCTCAAATGCGGCAGGGGGCGGCGGGGCAGCTTGGTGCGGCCCAGCAGGCGCAGGACGCCGCTCGCATGGGGCAGATCAACGCGCTCCTGCAAGCTGGGGCTGCCGAGCAGGGCATGACGCAGAGCAACCTCGATCTCGCCTATCGGCAGTTCCTCGAGGAGCAGAACTACCCGCTTGCGCAGCTGGCGCTGGGTCAAAGCATCCTGGGTCAGACGCCGATGGGGTCTACCACGCGGGCTCCGATCCGCACGGGCGGCTTTAACCTCGGCAGCTTGTTGGCCGGCGCTGGGAGGCTGGCCATGGGTCTGGGGCCGCAAGGCCTGGGTCTGTTTGGCGCTGCGGCAGCGGGCGCTGCCGGCGCAGCGGGTAGCGGAGGATTACCATGATGGCTACACAAGTTCCGATGGCGACACCCGGCTTGCTCCGGCAGCCCATGCCTTACGTCAACCTCGGCCTGCTCGCGCCGCAGGGGCAGGCGCAGCGCCTACAGGCTCCGGCTCCGTCGCTTGGGCAAGCGCCTGACGCCCTGGGCGGGCTCGGCGAAGGCGCTCAAGCGCTCGGCCAGAATTTTCTGGAAATGGCCAAGGCTCAGCGCGAGGCAGGCCTGCAAGCGCAGAGAGCGAACCTGCTTGGCTTGCAGATTCGAGATGCTCAACTGAGCTTTGACCAGAAGGACCTAGCCGCACGCCGTCGAGAAGCAGATAGATCTCAAGCGCAGAGCGTGCTTGATGTCGTTCAGGGGGTCACCCCGTTTACTCAGCCGATGACAACAGCGATGGCCAATGGCGCGCGAGCTGTGCGCACAGCGCAAAACAACGCACGCGTGCCAACCGCCCCGGCTCCATTAGCTGCTCCGCGCTTACCGGTTGCGACTGAGCCGCTACCAGCCCCGGCCCCATCAGCGCCGCAAGGGGCGCTTGATGCCGCGACGCAACAGGCCATGCAACAAGAAGCGGATAGCTTGGGCGTGCCGCTCCCTTCGTTGCCGCTTGATCCAGCCCTAGTCGCGCAGCAGGACTACGGCAGTGTTGTCCCCACAGCCACCTCGCGCCTATCGGCAACACCGCAAGCCGACACGGTAGACCCGTTTTCTGGCGACGTGGTTCCGTATCGCTCGGATGATGAAGAATACGCAGCCCTGGCTGCCGCCACGCCCGAAAATGCAGATGCTGTTCTTGCCGCGACGACTAATGCGGAGGTCTCGGCTCAAAATAAACTGGCGAGCCTTCCAGCCCCTGTTCGAGAGCAGCTTAAGGGGCTGACAAATTTCGGCGGCTTCATGCTGAGGTCCATGATCGAATCCTCAATAAACTCCGATAATCCGCTTGAGGGCTTGACTGCATTTTTCAAGCTGGCAAGGGAGGGCTCGAGAGAGGACATCCAACAGATGGCGGCTTTGCGCAAAGAGCTTGACGGGATCAGCAAGCCCTTCATCAAAGCGCAGGCGACATACAACAAGCTTTTGCCGGCGCTCGAAGGACGCGGCGGCGTGTCTGACTTCATGCTGCTAAAGCTCGCCGTGCAGTTCGTCGAAGAAGGCGTCGTGATGGAGGGCGAAAAGAGATCGTTCCAGGACACCTCCGGCTTTTATGAAAAGTTGTTGACGCAAGTGGAAAACGTCAAAAACGGTGCCAGCCTTAGCGATGCTCAGCGCAAAGAGATCTCCTCTTTTACATCAAAAGTCTACTCCTCGCTGATCAAGGAGCAGAAACGGATCGAGGCTCCGTACCAGGAAAATTTTGGGCAAATTAAGTCCATGAGCCTGCTAGATAACCCGGTCACATTCACCTCTCGCATAAACCCCGATCTAGTGAAGAGCGACGGCAGCGTCGTTGTCGCCAATTTTGAAAAAAGGGAACAGGCCCGGAAAAAAGCGGGCGAAACGGCTGTGCTTGTTGGCGGCAATAACATTCCGGCTGCCAATTTGACGCCAGAAAACATTAAGGGGATGACGCCAGGAGAGGCCGAAAGCCTGGCAGAATTGTATAGAGAGGACCCCAACATTCAGGATGTCCTGTCCTCCAAAGTGGTCATCGCCTTAAAAAATAAGCTGAGGAATTAACAAGATGGCTGAGACGCAGAGCAAAACAACGGCGGACGCCCTTGCCGGCGTCTTAAAGGCTGCTCGCAGCGGGGCGGCGCGGAGCATGGCGGCCTATCCCGGCACGATCCCTGACCTTTTGAGCTTTATCAGTGAGCTTACAGGTCTGGATATGTCACTGGACACCGAGCTGCCAGGGTGGCTCTTTGAGGACGGCAAGCCCCGACAGTTTAAGGCTCAGAAGTCCGATGAAATTATTAAGGCGGCGTCGGAAAACCTACCCGCGCTGTCGCCGATCTTAAACTATGACCCTGAGAATGTAGCAGAGCGGTACGCCCAGACGGGGATGGAGTACGCAGCCGGCCCCATAGCGACCAACTTCGCCACAAACTTGGCGCGCAGTGGCTCTAAGCTGGCGTCTCGGTTTCTGCCAAGGCAAGCGTCGGACAAGGACGCGCTGCTTGCCTATTCGAGGCTGCCAGGAGATGCGCCGACCGCCGTTGGATCTGCCGTGCGCAATACCGCAGGCGAGATGGGGCGCGCTTTGCTGAGCGCGTCGCCTTTTGGGTCTACAGCGGCGGCTCTTGCAACCACCGGTGGTGTTGCCGATCAAACGCTTCGAGAGATGGGGGCGGCTGAATGGGGGCCGGTGGCCGGCGTTGCGGTGCCGTTGGCGGCGGTCTTGGGCAAGTCGGCGGCGGGGCAGCTAGGCAGGCTGCCGAGCTCGGAAGACTTTGTGGCTCAGCAACTTCCGAAAGACACGAGCACTGGCTCGGTTGATGTCCCGGCGATCACAAAAGCTCAGGAGTTGATGCGGCAAGGCAAACAGATAGGCGTAGATATTTCTGGGGCGGAGGCAACAAAAGCGATCACTGGAGACGTGAGCCTGCAAGAGGCCGTTTCTCAAGCCAACGCTACAGGCCTGACGCCAACGAATAGAGAAATTGCCATGGCCCGCGTAGCGCGAGCAACGCCGGCCAGCGGCCAAATGCAGGTCGTGCCGGGACAGATGGAGGTTGCCGCTCGCCGTCAAATTGAGCAGTTGACTGGGCAGCCTGACGCTTCCGAGGCGGCCATTCCCGGCTCGGCTGCTGCGCTTGTAAAGGACGCGCTTAATAGAGGCGAGCGCGAGCTTCTTAACGTGCCGCGAGGCCGGGAGGGGCAGAGGCCTCAACCTGGGCTGTTTGAGGAGGTCGCAAGGGACAATGTCCCGGTATCGCGTGATGCTGTGCGCAGCATTCAAGGGATGCTCGACGACATTGTAGCGCGCGAGGGGCCTACGGATATTGGTCGTACGGCAGAGGAGTTCAGAGGTAAGCTGATCCAAGGCGGGCGCTATCCAACCGCGTCGCGACTGCACAGCCTATATAAGGACTACAACGTCCGCCTTGCGGACGAGCTTGGCAGGAAGGAGAATTTCGCGACGGCACTTGAGGGGCAGATGCGTCCGGTGCTCAACGCCGTTCGCGACGCGTTCACGCGCGCTGATCCGCGCATGAAGCTGGCCATGGATGTCGAGGCGTTTGTCCGGCCCGAGTTTGGCATGGCGGATCTCGGGGGCGATGTTGGGCTGCCGACATTCCCGCCTTCCTCCATCGAACGGCGAGTGTCGCAAACGGCGTCCAGCAATGCGGCGCGCAATGTTTCGGACGAGGTGTTCAATTTTATCACGCCCATGAGGGAGTCGGGCATTGGCTCTGCCACAACGCCAAACTACAACGCGCAAGACGTTAAGCGGCTGTTCGATATTATCCTGGACGGCCCAGATGAGGTTGTGCGCACCGTGTTCTCGGCATTGCAGCAACGAGATCCATCCTTGGCGTCCCAGCTCAATGTTCAAGCGGGTGTCCCAGGAAACCCAAATTTCACCCCCGACATACGGCAGTTGGTTGCTAGGCGGCTGATCGGGCAGACATTTGAGCGCGTTCTAAATTCTGCCTTCTCTCCGGCTGGTGCTGATGCCGGCGCGGGGCAGGCGAAGGCTGGCGCAGCTTTCGCAAACAAATTGAGCGCAACCAAGCAGCAGCGCGATGTTCTACAGGAGCTTGTGAGGCAGGCGTCTAGGGCAAGCGGGACGGACTTCGACACGCAGTGGAACGGCATGCAGAAGTTGATCTCGATCCTCAAAGCGACCGAGGCTGTTGACACGCGCGGGACAGGCAGCCCGACGCAGCCAAGGCAGCAAAGGCGGGAAGCCGCTGAACAGGCTGCCAGCCCAGCCAAGCGCGCCGAGATGTTGTCTCGGCCCCGGCAATATCTGGTGAGCATGACAACTGGCATTTCTGCGGATCGGCTCATTTCGGCTGTCGCAGAGGCTAGTGCAACGCCAGAAGGCCTTGAGATCTTGAAAAAGCTGGGCACAAAAGCTGGCCGAGGCGAAAGCGGCTATCGACTGGCTGCTGAGCTGCTAGATCTTGGCCGCGTCGCGGTGGCACAAACGCAAGACGAGGATGTGCAGCGCGCCAACGCCCATCGAGAAATAACGCAAATGAAAGACCAATGACCTCCCGCGCTCTCGCCGCAGCAGCCGCTCTTTGGGCGGCTTTTTTTACGCCTGCGGCGATGGCGCAAAACCCGTGCATGGATCTCGCCCAAGCGGCGGAGAGGCTTGAGCGCAGCCACGGCGAGGTGCCGACATGGCGGGGCATGTCCGCGCGCGGCTACATGATCGTGCTGTTTGAGAGCGCCGAGACAGGCACCTGGACGATCGTCATGGTGCGTCGTGACGGCCTGGCGTGCCCTCTGGACGCCGGCCTCGCCGCGCAAAAATTGAGTAGGAGTAAGCCGTCATGACCCCCGAGGAAAGAGATCGGCTTGCCAAAGCCGAGCAGGCCATCGTCGACATGCGAGACGACATCAAGGCGATCCGCGAGGACTGCCAGCAGCTGACGAAGGCGCTCCACATGGGGCGCGGCGGGTTTTTCGTGATGCTACGCTTGGGGGCGCTCCTCGCTGCGGTAGGCGGCGGCAGCGCGTGGTTATATGACCACCTCCGGTGATGCTGGCTATGGCCCGCACGCCACCGGCAAAGCCGCCGAGGCGATCGCCATCGCATGGCTGTCGCGCCGAAAATTCGAGTGTTTCACGGCCTGGGGCAGCCACAGCCTCTGTGATCTGGTGGCCGTCAAGCGACGCGGCGCTGTATCTGCGTCGGTGACGCTGATCGAAGTCCGCGCGACCGACTATGCGGGCAGCGGCCACCGCCGCCTGTCAGCTGATCAGGCGAGGGCTGGGGTCGAGCTGCTGCTCGTCTATCCAGATGGGAATTGCGCTTGGGCCAACGCTGAGCAGGGCGGAGAAACGAATGGGTGATCAAAAAGTAGTGAGCGTGCAGGTCGATCGCGTTCGAAGCCACGTCCACGTCACGTCGAACGGCAGGCGCTGGGAGCTGACGCCGGAGCAGGCCGAGAGCCTCGCGGTGCTGCTTATCCGCGCGGTGCGGGAGGGCCAGGAATGACGATCGTGCCGAGCATTGGCGACCTACAGACGGCGGCGAGGACTATTTTCGGCGAGGCTAGAGGCGAGAGCGACGAAGGTCAGCGCTGGGTGGCGGCGACCATCATCACCCGCGCGCAGCGAGGTGGCTGGTGGGGCAGCACGCTGGCGACGGTCTGCAAAAAGCCGTGGCAGTACAGCTGTTGGAACGCCCGCGACCCGAATAGGCGGATCGTTGAGAGCTTGCAGCCTGACGAGCCTGAGTTTCTTCGCGCGCTGGAGAATTTAACGCAGGCGCTGCGTCATGGCGTCGGCGAGACCCCGACCCACTATCACACGACATCCATCAAGCCCAGTTGGAGCGATGCGGAGAGCATGCGCTTCATCGCGACGATCGGTCGTCACCACTTCTATGAGGAGACTTGAAATGCAGGAATTTGTATCGCTGGTGACTAGCACCGAGGCCGGAGCCTGGGTCGCGGCCCTTGCCACGTTGATCGCTGCGGCGAACGGGATCACCGCGCTGACGCCGACCAAGGTCGATAATAACGTGCTGGGCATCGTGCTCCAGATCCTCAACTGGCTCAGCCTCAACGTCTACAAAAACAAAAACGCGGATGATGTCTAGCTGGCTCAGCGCCATTGGTCAGATCGCCGGGATCTTTCGAGCGCTGTCCGAATGGTGGAGCCGGCGGCAGTTGATCGAGGCCGGCAAGCGCGAGGCTGAGGGAGAGAACAATGCCGAGCAGCTGGAAAAGATCCGCCGCGCAAATAGCGCTCGCATTAACGCTGACCGGGTGCGCGCTGACCACTACCGCGACTGACGTGTCGTGCGTCGCGTTTCAAATTATCAAGCCATCAAGATCCGACGTGCTGACCGCCGGCACCGAGCGCCAGATCGCCGAGCATAACGCGGCCTGGGAGGCGCTTTGCCGGTAAGGGGGGGAGAACTGCCTCTCGAGAGGCAGTGGTCCCCCAAATTGGCAGAAACGTTCATATTTAAGGCCAATTATAGGCCCCAGGAGGTTCAATTGAACCTTCCGACCCCTGCCTCTTTTTCCGCTAAGTCATTGATATTATTGGTCGGGGAGAGAGGATTCGAACCTCCGGCCCCTGCCTCCCGAATGCAGGGGCCTAAGCGTAACTAATTGACATTAAACGATTCTTAATGTCACAAAATGCTCAAAAGTGACGTTTTGTTCACTTCACGTTCACGGTTTCGGGTTCAATTGAACCTCCGACCCCTGCCTCTTTTGCGTTTTCGCCCTCAACAAAGGGTCCGTATAAATGACATGCGGGGGTGTTCGTCGCAGTCCGCTGCGGCGCGCAAAACCATCGCAAAGTGTGGGACGCGGGGGTGGGGAAACAGCGACGCGCTTCCCCCACTTGCAGTTTAGTCCACCTCAAGCGCCCGCGCCGCGCCGCGCAGATAGTCTGGGCTGAAACGCGCGTATATTTTTCGCGTTGTCTCGAGGCTGTCGTGGCCAAGATACTGCGCGATCTCCGCCATTGGCACGCCGGCCTCCGCCATCCAGACGGCGGCGCTGTGCCGCAGGACGTGCGGCGTTACATCCTCCAGCCCCGCCCGCTGGACAGCCCTGGCGAACGACTTCTTGATGTCGAGCACCGGCTTGCCGGCGAACTCGATGACGTGATGCGTCATCGCGACCTGCTTGGCAACGATCAGTGCTCGCCGCGCCCCCGCCGTCATCGGAAGCACTGCCCGCCCTTTATTCTTCGTGCCGATGCCGAGGTCGATCCGCTGGCGTGGGAAGTCGATCTGAGGCCACGTCAGCTGCAACAGCGCTGTTTTGCGCGCGCCGGTGGCAATTGCTAGCTCCAAGAAAAGATAGAGGTGAGGCGTTGAGACGGCGGCGTCTCGGAGCGCGCGGTATTCGCCCTTGGTGATATGACGGTGCCGGGGTGCCGGCGGCGCAGGTAGTTCGAAGATCGCGCTTTTATCTGTTGCATGCGCTCGGACGGCGCTGCGCAGGTCGGTGATCTCGCGCCGGATCGTGCCGTCCTGCACGACCTCGCGCCGCAGGGCGATATACTCGCGACAAAGCTCAGGACATATCTGATCAGGTCGGAGAGCGCCCCAGAAGGGCCGCAGCGCTTTGTACGAATACCGGGCGCGCTCTCGATCTCCGGCGGCGATATAGGCCTCCATGACCGCCGCGATGGTATCCTCGCGCGGTCGAGCCGCCTGCGCTCTCAAGTCCGCGAGGCGCTGCTCGGCAATGTCACGATCGTCAGTGCGGAGCGAGACGCGTCTGGTCTGGCCGCTCTCTCGCCAGACTGCGCACCATTTACCTCGGAAGAGCTTGATCCGCATTGTTCGTGTTCCGTTATGGCCTGCAATGTCACACGATGATGCCGCCCGACGCGGAACGCGCGCAACTGTTTACGCTTGATCATCCTCCTGATGCTGCTAAGCGGCACCCCCCATCGCTCCGCCAATTGGCCGACCGTGAAAATCTCCTGGTTCATTTTTCCTCCAATATCACCCTGCCCGCTTTGGCGGCTTGATCAAGGCGCGGGTTCAGATCGAGTGGCTCGTCTCCAGTGCTGACGCCACGCATATCGGAGATCGCGATCGTCATTAGTCTCGAGACCCCAGTCGCTTTCCTTAAATGCGGTCACCGTGGCGCTCGTCGACCAAGGATCATGGATAACCAATTGCCCATCTTTGTCGCGGTAGCATGTTTCGGGCACTATCTGGTCGTGCAGGTCGCAGCAGTCCTCGCACATCAGGCAAAGATCAAAAGCCTCGTCATCCTGCGGTATCCGCCACAAGTGCTCGGCATGAAAATAGCCGAAGCGCTCCAAAATATCCTCGCGCTGCTGCTTGCAGAGCCGCTCCGCCCTCACAACGCGAGGGTCGACCCAAAACTCGCTCCAAGGCAGATCGCGCGCGGCGTGGACGGCCTGCGTCAATGCAACGGGCAGGTGCTTTTTGATGTCCTCAATTTCCTGTAAAAGCCATTTAGGGTCGCGTTTGTAAGATGGCGCGATCCATTGATGATCCGCTACAAACTGTAGCGTCTCACGGGCTAAACAACGCCTTTTATGATCAGGTAAATTTACCATCATCTATAACCCGATGGCACGCCGCTTGTCACGGCTCCCACAATATTACTCTCCTCGGCATCGCCCCGGCAACACTCGTCAATAACCTGATCGAGCTTGACCCAGACCAAGACCCAGACCAAGACCAAGACCCAGACCAAGACCTAGACCTAGACCAAGACCTAGACCAAGACCAAGACCGAAACCCATAACTAGACCCAGACCTAGACATAGACATAGACCTAGGCCCAGACCAAGACTTAAACCCAGGCATAGACCTAGATCTATATCGTGCAGCGGTCATGACTTGTTCATGACTCCGAAACTTTCGATGGCCTGCACCTGGACATACCAAGCATCTACACCGAGGGGTTGGGCGTCTTTCCACTGCGGCGCGGAAAACTCACCTGTCTCATAGACGATCATCGCGTTATTTAGTTTGACGCAGGTCCTATTCGCCTCTACCAGCTTCCCGGTGTATATGTACAAGCCACACCATAGAGTAACAGTTTGTCCCAGAAGGCATTCGAGACCTTCGTTCTCAACTTCGTTCGCGATCACCTTCATTTGCACTTTTCCTTGTGGATGGTGGTTGCTAAATACATGCCCTCTGCGGTCCTGATCCGCTCCCCGATCCAGCGCACGACCGGCACGGCCATGGAATTTCCCAGCGCCTTGTATCGCGGCCCATCCGCTGCTGGCTTGCCGCGATAAGTGATGGCGGTGTAGCCGTCTCGGAACCCTTGGAGCCGCTCGCACTCGATCGGCATCAAGCGCCGAACGGCGTCCGGGTAGGTAATGGCGTTAATCATCCCCACCGAGTTGCCCGCCTTAGCCCCCTGCGATCGCTCCCAGTGCGCGGTAAGGGTGTCTGCGACTGCGGCGACCAAAGGCGTCCCGCGGCCCGTCCCATCCTCCGATGCATCGAAGCCATCCCCGCGCAGGGTGTGGGTGACAAGCGTTTCGCTTTCCGCATCCATGCGTCCAGAGCCGCCATGGGCATTCAGGCACATTGCAACGACGGGATCTTGGCCTCGGCTCTCTCCGGCGCGCTCTACGCCGCGGCCACTCGCTGTAAGGCTTGGCGCAGTTGGGGCGGCAAACTCTTCCCCCGCTTCTCGGCTCGGCGGAGGATGCCCCGACAAGCTGTCGCGCTCAAAAAGTACCGCCGCGGCACGTCGCCAGTCACCAAAATGCCCGACAACGAACACGCGCTTCCGTCGCTGGGCCAAGCCGAAGTATTGAGCGTCAAGCACTCGGTAGGCGAACCCATACCCGAGTTGCCCCAACGCCCCGAGGAAGGCTCCAAAGTCCCGTCCTCCGTTTGATGACAAGACGCCGGGGACGTTCTCCCATACCAACCAGCGGGGCCGATAGCGGTCAGAGATGGCAAGATATGTGAGGGCGAGGTTACCACGCGGGTCATCCATTCCTCTGCGGAGCCCTGCGACGCTGAACGACTGGCATGGGGTTCCTCCAACGAGAACATCGACATCTGCATCCGGCCACCTCTGGAAATTGGTCATGTCGCCCCAGTTCGGGACGTCGGGGTAGTGATGCGCCATTACAGCCGCTGGGAAGGCGTCGATCTCGGAGCAGGCGATAAAGTCCCAGCCGAGCGGAGACCAAGCAGCCTCTGGCGCTCCGATGCCGGAACAGACGGACAGGACGTTCATGTCGCCTGCTCGCCCTGACAGCATTCATCTATAACCCGATGGCACGCCGCGCATTGGCTATGCCCGGCGACCCAGACTAGTTGCGGCACCGCGCCCTCCTCGGCCCATGCACCGCAGCGCGTGCAATAGATCTGCTCGCGCGGATCGGGCTCTGGCTCCGAGCGTTTACCGTCGATCGCCTGCGGGCGATTAACATTCAAATGCTTGGCGATGGGGTTTTTGCGACCCGTCATGCCTCGACCTCCCACAAGAGCTTTTGCCCGAGCGGGTGCGTGTCCACGCGCGGACGGCTCGGGGTCGACCAACTGCGCCCCCTCACCTCGGCAACCATGTGCCAGTCATAGGTTTCGAGCCTCTTAAAGCCGAGCGCCTACGACGCCGGAGGAAGGCGGGGCCAGTCGGCAACCATGCGCCAGTCATAGGTTTCGAGCCTCTTAAAGCCGAGCGCCTTGGCCGCGCGCCAAGCCTCCCCGTCAAGGTAAGAACAAGCGTTCGGGGTGCCATCCGTGTAGAGCCTCGTGACCTCAAGCGTGAGGCCGTCATCGCGGTGTCGGGAAACCGGCCTCCCCACAATCGCCACCCCAACCACCCGATCCCCGAGCACTGCGCCGATCGAAAATTTATGTCCGACCACTGGCCGGTGGTGCCGATGGTGACGGCGCACGAATTCATTGGCTTCCGCCAGCGAGAGCGGCACGGTCGCGAGTTTGGGTTTGGCGATCGGGTTTTTCATCAGGCTCACTCAAAGTGGCGCGCGGCTCCAGCCACTGCCGCGCGCCTGACCGGGCACAGAGGGAGGTAACGCCCTTGGCTGGCCGGCTTTGCTCAAAACGGCACGAGCCAGAGCGCCGCTACAAAAGCGCTCGAAATAAAGGCCCAGCCGATCACGTCTCCGATAGCGCCGCGCATCAGAACGGCATCTCGTCATTGAGGTCGTCGCTGGCTGGCGCTTGCCAGTCCCGGCTCCCGCCACCGTCTCCGCCGCCGCCCGCGCTCTTTGCGTCGAGCATGGTGAGTTCGCCGCGATAGCGCTGGAGCACGATCTCCGTCGTGTATTTTTCTTGGCCCTGCTGGTCGGTCCATTTCCGGGTCTGCAACTGGCCCTCGAGATATACCGAGGAGCCCTTGCGCAGATACTTCTCGGCGACGTCGGCGAGGCGGTCATTGAAGATCACGACCCTGTGCCATTCCGTCTTCTCCTTCATCTCCCCGCTGGCCTTGTCCCTCCACCGCTCTGACGTGGCGATGGACATATTCACGACCCGGTCGCCTGAGTTCATGGTGCGGACTTCTGGGTCTCGGCCCAGATGGCCGATCAGGGTCACCTTGTTGAGTGATGGCATTATGCGGCCTCCTTTTGGCTGAGTTTATTTCGGGTGTCGTTGTAGACGCGCTGAAGCTCGGCGATCTGCGCGTCGGTCAGGCGCTCGTACTCGGGGTCGTCTTTGAGCGCAGCGCCGTTGGCCTTGAGGGCCTCGACGGTCATCGCGCTGCGGAGGCGCTCGGACCAAGTCTGGACGGTGCCGTTGTGCGCGACCGAGCCGATCGCGTCGGCAATAGCCGATGCCTGCTCCTTCTTGGTCGGCGGCGGCACCGGCGACAACGCGTCGTCCGGTGGGATCTCGGCGTCGCTGTAGAAGAAACCGTGCAAATTCACCGCCTTTAATATTGCTCGGTCCATGGCGCGCTTTTCCGCCATCGCTACCGGATACGCGTTTTTGTTGTTTCCCGGCGCGGCCTCGCCCCAGGAGATGTACTGGATGCTGTCCTTTGCGACGGTCGCCTTGGCGATGGCTGCGCTTTTCTCCGGCCAATACTGGACATCGAGGTCCACAGTCTGGATCGCCTGCGCGCCCGCCAGAAGCTCGATATATCTGTGCTTGATGATCCTCATCCCCGACTGTTTGTGCAGCCAGACCGCGTCCTGGATGTTGCTGCCCGGCGGGAGCAGGTCGAGCAGGCGGCGGTCATCACTACTTAAAGGCTTGTTCATCAACTTCCTCCTTCGTCAGCTTGATGGTGCGGCGCTTGCCGGTGTTGATAAGGTCGACGCCGTGCCCGTGCGTTGAGCGCGCGTCGCTCGGGGCAAGATCCTTGAGAGCCTTGTCAGCGGCCTTGTGCTGAGCAGCGGCCTCGCGCGTGGCGATGTAGGTGCCAGCCGCGTCTGCCCAAGCGTTGCTCGCGGTCATATCCACGACGCGGTGCGGCACGGGCGGCGGCGGTGTGTCCGCTGGCGGCTCAAAATACGCCGGATCTGGCGGCGTATTCTCAAGGAGGCACCGATGGAAATTGCGGTACAAGCGCAAAAGCTCGCTGGCATAGCCTTCGTCGATGTCGATGACGTATCGCGCCCACTTGTGGTTGCCAAAAAACACCGAAAGCTCGCCGGTTTTGACCTTGCGCCCAGTCGCGGCGGCGGCGCACAGGGCTTGGACGTGGATCTGCGGTGTGTAGGTCTCCAGCAAGCGCGGCTCAAACGCGTCGCCTGCGGTGTGCTTGTAGTCGATCACGACGAGGCTGCCGTCATCGGCATCCCGTACATCGTCAGGATGCGCGACGAGCCAGTCATAGTTTGGGTGAGTGTATTCTTGCTCAGCCCCGACCGTGGCGAGTCCTGTTTCTTGCGCGTACCAGCGCCTGTTGAGGGGCTCGGTGAACAAACCCATCTGAACGCGTAGCACGCGGCTAAGGTCTTCCCGCTCTTTCCTGCCAGTCATCTCTAGCCAGAGGTCAAGCGGCCCGCCTGGGCGCAGCAGCATATACGCTTTGCTCGCGCCAAGCTGATGCTTGGGAAAGTCACGCTGCATCGTCCAGGCCCTCAACGATCTCGGTGGCGCGAGCGAGGAAGCCGACCGCGTCCAGCGCGGCGGCGATGTCGGCGTCGCCTTCATGCCTGACGAATGCTTTCAGCAGCGCGACGCGCAGCGTCATAGCTGGTATCGGAGCCAGTGCGATCGGCGCGTCAAGCGGCTGCATGACGAGCCTCCTCGATCGCGCGGAGGTCTGCCTCCATTTCCGCGTCGTGGATCAGTTGCTCGGCAGCAGCCCTCTCTACGCCTGATGCGGCGAGGTCAGCCGCGAACTCCTCGCGGAGCAGCCGATGATTAGCGGTGATGTATCGATCGTGGTGCATTGCGTTCCTCCCTGATGAGAGAAACTGTACCTCATAAATTGTAATTGTCCACTAAAAAATGGACGAAATTGTCAAACAGCTCGGATGATATATATGACCCGGCCAATAATTTCGATCGCGCCCCCATTCTCAAAAATAGACTGATGCGAGGGGTCGGTGCTGGCCGGCTCCAAACGACGAGGGCCGTCATTGTCGCGGTACCGCTTGAACGTAGTCTCGTTATCCCGCCGAGCCACGACCAGTGCTCTATCGACGGGAAATGTCTGAGCGTAGTCAACCACAATGATCGAGTTGTGCGGAGCCTCTCGATCCATTGAATTCCCAGAGACGCGCAGCGCAAAGAGCGTTGAAGAACTAGACGGCACCGGCACTTTTTCGCCGTTTTCCGCCGTCGCCTCAGAGAAGTCCGATGCGCTCGCCCATGACACGACAGGCACCATCTGCACTAGAGGGGGTGGCCGTGGACTGAGGCTCTGTAAAGGCTCGGCGTCTGCGGCGGCCAGGTAAGTCTCAGTGACGTTGAACGTATCAGCGTAAATTTTCAATAGCGAGGCGCGAGGCTCCCGCTTGCCGCTCTCGTGCGACTGATATGTGGCATAAGGCACCCCCAACGCTTCAGCGGCGTGTTTCGCGTTGCGATACCCAGCGGCAACGCGCGCAGCCTTTAGGCGGGCTCTGAAGGTGCTCATGATGCGCGGACCGTACCTCGTCCAGCTCGAATGGACAAGCGCGATGATATTTGCGGCGCAAATGTCAAAATGAAATGGACATAACAAAAATAAGCGGTACAATTGCCCCATGGACCTGGACTATTTGATCAAACGCCTGGGCGGCGGCGCTGCAATTGCGCGGCGGCTTGGGTTGCATCGCACCGCGATAAGCCAATGGAAGCGCGCGGGGCTGCCGGACAAGGTCAGCGTTCGCGCCGCGCTTCTGCGGATGGCGGAGGAGGCGGTGATGACCGCTGAAGAGCGGTCGGCCATCCGCGACTACCTCAAAGGGCCGCTGCGGTGAGCTTCGCGCGAGACGACGCCTGGCAGCGAGGCCTACGCGACCGGGTCATTGTCCCGTTTTATCAGGAGAGGACGCGGGGGCGGTTCGTTCTGCTGGACGGGCCTGGGCTGGCCAAAGAACTACAGCGCCAGCACGGCGTTGACGCGCTCCTGCAAGCCTCCGATGGTCGCGCGATCGGCATTGAGGAGAAGCTCGTCCGCTGGCCAGCGCGCGGTCACGCATACACCGCCTTCGTGCTCGAAACGGCGTCGAATATCAACGCCGGTCGCAAGCGCGACGGTTGGATGAAGACCTCCAGCGCGGACTATCTCCTCTACGGTTTCGAGCAGCCGGATGGGACCGTTGACGCGTACCTGATCGACTTCCCGGCCTTGCGGCGCTGGTTTAAGCCGCTGGAGGAGACGTTCGCGACTTTTGAGACGCCGAGCACGCCCGACAGCCCAAATAGGTCTGCGGGCCGCGTCGTGCCGATCGCCGACGTTATGCAGCATGTAACGGCCTGGAAGATCGAGTTGGGCCGAGAGGCTCAAGCGCCAGCCGCCAACGGTTACAGAAAATTCGATGCCGCTGCTTACGGTCAGGAATGGACGGGGCGCATATGAGCGCCCGCGAGAAAGCCGCCGGGACGCGGTCGGAGGTGAAGGTCCGAGACCTGCTGCCACCGGAGTGGTCCGCTGTTCGCGTCGATCGCCGAGCGGGTCAGCTTGGTGCTGAAACTAGCCACGATCTTGAGGCAACGATCGCCGGTCGAACGGTCGCGATCGAGGTCAAGCGTCGCCGCGGCGGTGACAAGCAGCTCCGAGCATGGATGCCGCCAGCGGGCATCGTCGTGACCGACGAGCCGCGTGCCGAGCCGATCGTGCATCTGCCCATCTCGACTTTTATTGAGCTAGCAGGGGGCGCTGATGACTGAGGGGACGAGCGAGATCGTGCGCGCGATCCGCGACGACCGAGAGCTGAGCCTGACCCCGGTCGAGCAGCTGGTGCTGATCTATATCGCGTCGCGACTGCCGAACGCGTATCCGAGCCAGCAGACGCTCGCCGATGAGATCGGCGTGGACGCAAGGACGATCCGGCGCGCTAGTCGGCGGCTAATAGAGGTGGGTGTTTTGACCGCGCGACCGATGGTGAGCGGCGGCGTGAATGTGTATCAGATACACCTCGATGGCGAGGTGACCCCAGGACACCAGTGTCCTACCCCCCAGGACACCAGTGTCCTACCCCCCCGGACACCCATGTCCTACCCCCCCGGACACCAGTGTCCTCCTAAGACCCCCTTTAAGACCAAAACTAAGACCAAAACTAAGACCAAAGAACTCTCGTCGTTTCACGACGATGTCGAGCCCGCTTTCGCTGCGTGGAATGCGATGGCAGAGCGAGCCGGTCTCCCGACCGTGCAGCTGCGCAGCGACGCTCGCAAGAAAACGCTGTCAAAACGACTTGACGACGCCGGCGGCCTAGAGGGCTGGCTGGCCGCTCTCGACAAGGTGGAGGCCTCGCCATTCCTGCGCGGCGAGCGCGGAGCCTGGAAAGCCAACTTTGAATTTGTGTCGAAAGCCGCGAATTTCGCCAAAATTATGGAGGGCAATTATGACGACAAATGTGGTCCCGCTGCGCAGCGCGAGCCAGCTAACAGCCCGGCAATGGGATCGGCAATGCGAGCTTACCTGGCTGTCATGGCCCGGCCTGACGATGGAAGTCCAGAGCCGGACGGGCCGGGATGGCCAGATGGATCTCGGCAGCACGAAAGTTACGATCGGGGCGGAAGTGGATCTAGCGGCGCTACGCGAGGTGGTCGAGGAAGCCTGCCTGCCGGCAAGCAGGGAGGCGATCGTGATGGCGGTGACCAAGCTCGCGCTGATCACGGCGCATGCGGAGAAGTGGGATCAATTCAAGCTGTCGGTCTACGCCGAGGTGCTGGCTGAATATCCAGGCGACGCCGTGCTGGAGACGATCCAAAGCTGGATCAAGCGCGGCGAGAAGTGGATGCCGACCGTTCCTGACTTGATCGAAAGCATTCGGATAAAGGCTCGGAAGCGGTTGGCTGTGCGCGAGGCGGTCGAGCGCGAAGCTGAAAGGCGCGTACTGCGGGAGATGAAATGATGGCGAAGAAAAACACATCGACTGTCGATCTTGACCAGAATGCCATGGAAGCGCTCGCGAAATTGCTTCGCGACCTTGAGCAGCCGTGTCCGGCGTGCCGATGGCAGGACTGTGACTGGACGGTTCAGTCCACCGATGGAGACCTGATGCGCGCCGATTACCGGGACCGTGCTGCGCGCGTCCTCGACATGCTGGAGCTGGACCATGCGTGACCCGATCGTCCAGCAGCTGATCGATCAGCACCTCCAGCGCGCTGAGGAAGGCCGCCGGCGTTTCGGCGGCACGATGGATCAGAACACGATGCCGCCGGTGCAGCTGATCAGAGAGGCGATCGAGGAAGCGATGGACCTGTGCGTTTACCTGCAGGCAGCGGTCGCCAAGCTGGAAGCCGCGGAGCCTGCAAAAGCCAAAAAGCCGTCAGCTGATCTGGCGCGGCTGATAGGGGTGGTGTCCGACTATTATCAGGTGCCGGAGGCGCTGATCTGCGGCTGCAGCCGAGGGAACAAGGAAATGGTGCTTGCCCGGCATGTGGCAATTCATCTCGCGAGAACAAAGCTGGGCATGACTTATGCCGCGATGGGCGCTGCTTTCGAGCGCGACCACACGTCGATGATGCACGCGTGTCGGCGGATCGAAGACCGGCTGCTCTGGCAGGAAGAGCGAGGGCAAACCGATCTGGCGGAGGACATCGAGGCGATCTCGGACCAATTGGAATGGCGCTGGTGAGAAGGTGGCTCCCGATCGCGATGCAAGACTTGAGCGGCAATGGTGACGTGTCGTGGCGGGCGATCACTGACGCGCCCATGACGATCGCGGAGGCTCGTCGCGCATATGACGCTGGAACGCACGAGATGGCTCAGCGTCGGGCGGGGAGCGGGATGCAGCTGGTGATCATTGAGCGCCGGCAGAGGTGCCGGCCTCGTCACTACTTCGCGGAGCGACGCGGCGAGAAGTTCGACCTATGGCTAAAACAAGAAACCCGCTAGATCCGCCTCCGCTCCTGATCGAGACGCCGGAGCGCCGCCAGCATTCTCCCGTCGTCGATCAGGCCATGCGCCCGAAAGCCGGGAAGGCGGTCGAGACGGTGCGCAGGGTGCTTTACGAGCACCCACTCGACGTAATGCTGCACCGAGCTTTGCTGACCGACCCGCAGCATGCCGCCGGGATCAAGGTCCGGCAGTACGCCGAGCTTGCGCAACTAAGGTCGCGCGTCACCTCTCGTTACGATCAGAGCGTCGGAGCCGAGGCCGGCCCGGAAGCGGAGGCGCATGCGCGGGAGATGCTGCGCGAGGCGATGCGCCCGCTCGACGCCAGGGAGCGCAGCGTCGTGCTGGGCTGCTGCGCGCACGGCGAGTGGCCGGGCGTATGGGCGCTGCGACGCCACTGGCCGACCGAAAAGCGGACGCCGATCGAGGCTCTGCGCAGCGGGCTGTCAGACATCGCCGTCCGGTGGCGGATCACCTAGCCATGCGGCGCGCTGCTCCGGCGTCATGATCTCCAGAGCGTCGATCAGGGCGGTCAAATTTCGGCTGCTATTCGCGCAAGCCTTGGCGACGGCGCGCCACGTCACGCCGAGCCGCTGCGCCAGCTGCTTGGCCGTGATGTCCAGCGCCTGAAGGCGCATTGTGAGGTCATGTCTTGTCATGTCGGTGGATATAAGCGCGCGCAGAAAAAATGTCAAAAAAGTTCATGTATCTCTCTTGATAATGCCCCGAAAGTTCATATATACAGTGTGTCAACAGGGGCGGGAAGGCCCGACCCAGTAAGGGAGAAAGACCATGAAACTCGGAACCCAAACAGACAGCGTCGTGAATCATCTGTACAGCCGCATGACCATCGGCGAGCCCAAAGCGACGGTTGGGATGGGCGCGACGATCTTGAGCTGGTCCGACCGCTACGCGGCGACCGTGACCAACGTCGACGGCAACCGCGTCACCGTGCAGCGCGATCACGCCAAGCGCGTTGACTCCAACGGTGTGAGCGAAAGCCAGGACTACGAGTACGCGCCCGATCCTCACGGCGCTGAATACGTTTTCCGCAAAGCGCGGTCGGGCCAGTGGGAAGAAGTGTTTTTTAACGCGGAGACGGGCCGCTGGAACAAAAGTGGCGGCTATGGCCTGCGCATCGGCAAGCGCCGTCAATATCGCGACTTTACTTTTTAAAGCGGATCATTGGGGGCCGGGGAACCGGCCCCAACAAGGGAGGATGACATGAACAATTTTGCGATCGCCGAATTTAACGAATACCGCACCGTCGCGGATCTTTTGTGGCATGCTCGCAAGCGCGCCGACGAGGCCGTGGCCGCTTTTGGCTACACGCAAGGGCGTCCCGGCATCTGCTTCGATGATGTCGCGCGCCAGCTGGAGGACATGCTCGCGGATCTACAGCCGACGATCGATCGTTTGGCGGAGGATACCGCCGAGGACTAGATGCTGTTGACAGCTCGGATCTCGAACTGTATCTTGTGTTTATCTCTATAACTCCGATGAAGCCCTGGCCCCGCCGGGGCTTTGTCGTTTGTGGGGATGGTAGCCAGATCCGCCTGCGAAGAATGGTGGGTCGGTCCTTTCTTGGTGCTGACGTGAAAGCCCCGATCCTCTGCCAAAAAAATACCGGGTCGGGGCTTTTTCATGCCTGCACCAGCGTTTGCCGCATCAGTGAAATTAAAGCCCCGATCCTCCGGCAAAAATACTGGGTCGGGGCTTTTTCATTTTGAAAGCCTAAACATGCCTGAGCCCTCTTTTTTCGACCTGCCGGAAGCGCAGGTTGGGGAGGCGCGCGTCATGCTGCGGGAGACGAGTCAGGGCCGGGTGGACGTGATCATATTCGCGTCTTTCGAGAGCGCGGCAGAGGCCGAGGCCTGGGTGGGCGCAATGCTGCCAGAGCCGGTGTATCACTGATGGCAAGGAAGTCGGCAAAGCCGATCGCCAGGACGACGAAAGGCAAAGGCCGTCACTATTTGCCAGCCAGCCAGGGCGCGGGCATGACCGCCGCCGGGCGGCGAGCGTACAACGCGAAAAACAAGGCCAACCTCAAGCCGCCGGTGACCGGCAAGAAGCCGTCGAAAGCCGACGCGGCGCGGCGCAAGTCATTTTGCGCGCGGATGGGTGGCGTTGTGAAAAACGCAAAAGGGCCGGCGACGAGGGCGCGGGCGTCGATGAAAAGGTGGAAGTGCTGATGGCGCAGGGGCTAATGCAATACGCCGCAGCGCGTCAAACAGTACCCAAAAAACAACACTACTAAAAGGCTTGATATGGGACGCCGGGCGCATGAGCCGACGGACAAAGCGCGGCGCGTGGTCTGGGAGATGACCGCGTTTGGCATCCCGCAAGAGCGGGTGGCGCATGCGCTAGGCATCGATCGCTCAACGCTGCTCAAATACTACCGCGAGGAGCTTGATAGCGCTGCTGACGCGGCTGTGACCAACGTCGCGCGCAACCTCTACTCGAAGGCGATCGGCGACGGTCGCGAAGCAATGACTGCCGCGATCTTCTTTCTGAAAACGCGGGCTGGGTGGCGCGAAAGAGACAAGGACGATCGACAAGGTGGCAATGCCGGCACGCTCACGATCCGCTGGGAAGACGACCGAGATCGTCCTACCGTATCGACCGAGGGCGGCGCAGAGTGACCTGCATCATGCGCTCAAGCGCTTTAGCGTTTTGGTCTGCCATCGCCGCTTTGGGAAAACGACGTTTGCGGTAAACCATGCGCTGCGAGCGCTGTTCTCGGCGGGACAGCCGGGTCGGCGCTATGCGATCGTGCTGCCGCTCTACCGGCAGGCCAAGCAAGTCGCTTGGGACATGCTGAAGGACTACAGCCGTTGCGTTCCGATAGCGACCTACAACGAGGCCGAGCTTCGCGCCGACTTTGGAGACATTGGGCGCATCCAGCTGTTTGGGGGCGATAACCCCGACACGCTGCGAGGCCAAGGCTTCGACGGCGTGGTGATGGACGAGGTCGCGCAGATGGACCCGCGGCTCTGGGGCGAGGTGATCCGCCCGGCACTGGTCGATCGCAAGGGCTGGGCGATCTTTCTCGGCACGCCGAGAGGGCGGAATGCCTTCTACGACTTGGTTCAGCAGGCCGAGGAGGACGACACCGGCGAGTGGATGGTCGCGATCCGCAAGGCCAGCGAGACCGGGATCGTCCCGAAAGACGAGTTGCACGCGGCCAAGCGCCAGCTGACGCGAGAGCAGTATCTGCAAGAGTTCGAGTGCTCCTGGACCGCGAGCATTCGCGGAGCCTACTACGCCCGCGAGATGGAGGATCTGACCGAGGCCGGCAGGATCACGACGATCACGCCGCCGGGCGATGTCCTGGTGCATACGAGCTGGGATCTTGGGATCGGAGACGCGACGGCGATCGTCATGTGGGCGATCGTGGGCCGCGAGGTGTGGATCTTGGACTACTACGAGAACAGCGGCGTCGGCCTGGCGCACTACGTGGAGCACTTGAGGTCGCTGCCGTATCGCTACGGAAACCATTTTCTGCCGCACGACGTGCAGGCCCGCGAGCTTGGCACTGGGATCACGCGCCAGGAGACGCTCGAGCGCCTTGGGCTGCGGTGCGAGGTGCTGCCGCAGCAGCGTGTGGACGACGGCATCAATGCCGTGCGCAACCTGCTGCCGAGGACGTGGATCAGCTCGGAGAGATGCCAGCGGTTAGTTGAGGCGCTCCGACAGTATCGAGCGGCGTGGGACGACAAACGGCAGATGTACCGGGCGACGCCGGAGCGAGACTGGACGACGCACCCGGCTGACGCGGTGCGATACATGGCCATGGCGGTCGCCGAGGCCGAGGTGGACGTTGCCGGCTGGGCGCAGAAGCCTTCCAACGACACAGCTTGGATACGCTAGATGGTGATGATCGAAGAAACGGTGGAGATCGAGGAGGTCGGCGAAGAGCAGACCCCCGATGCGTCTACCGAAGACGAGCTGATCAATATCATCCAGGCCGAGGCCCAGGATGCGATCGGCTACGACACCGACACGATCGTCGAGCGCCGCGCGCTGAACTTGTCCCAGTACCTGGGCCAGCCGCAGGGCGACGAGCGGGCCGGCAGGAGCCAAGTGCTCGACCGGAGCGTGCTGGAGACCGTCGAGGCTCTGGTCCCGTATCTGCATCGGCTGGCGATCAGCGATGGCGTTGCGCAGTTTGAGCCGGTGGGCGATGGCGACGAAGAGGTTGCCGAGCAGGCAACGGATGTCGTTGACCATATCCTCACGAAAATGAACGACGGCCACCGGCTCGTGTCCACCTACATCAAGGATGGGCTGATCAGCGATGTCGGCGTGATCAAATGGTATTACGATACTTCGATCGAGGTGAAGATCGAGACGCTGTCTGGGCTGACCGACGAGGAGATGGCGCGGCTCGACATGGATGTCGAGGCCGATGTCGTGGAGCACACGGCGTATCCCGACCCTAACGGGGCGATGCTGCCGGTCCTCGATGAGCTTGGCCAGCCGGTGATCGACGCGATGGGCATGCCGGTCATGCAGCCGCTGATGTTGCACGACATCCGCCGGCGCATCCGCAAACCCAAAGACAAGATATGCGTTGAGAACGTCGCGCCCGAGCAGTTCGTGATCGACCGCAACGCGACCAGCCCGACCTTTGAGGACTGCCGCTTCATCGGTCACCGGGTGTTCAAGACGCGCTCCGAGCTTCGCGCGATGGGCTTTCCCGCTGACGTTGTGGACAGCCTGCCCTACGGCGACACCGAGTACAGCCTCAACCAGGACTACCTCGAGCGGTACGAGGACAGCGAATACGACAACGATATGGGCGGCGAGGCCGGGGCGGAAAGCAACAGGCGCATCGAGGTGCTGGACTGTTACATCCGCGTTGATCTGGACGGCGACGGCATTGGTGAGATCCATCACTGTATGACGGCTGGGTTCCAGAATGCGATGGAGTTGCTCTATCACGAGGAGGTCGATCACATCCCGTTCGCGTGCTGGTCGCCGGTCCTGCTGCCCTACCGTGTCATTGGCCTCGGCGTCGCGTCATTGGCGAGCGAGAGCCAGCAGGTTCTGACGGCCCTGCAACGCTCTGTGCTGGATGCGACCTATCAAGGCGTCTCGCCGCGTCTGGCGGTCGTCGATAGCGAAGTCAATATGGACGACCTCTCGACCCAGGAGCCGGGCGGCATCGTTCGCACGAAAGGGCAAAACGTGATCACGCCGATCGGCACGCCTCTGGTCGGCACGCAGGTGCTGCCGGTGCTCGAGTATATGAACACCCTGCGAGCGGCGCGCACGGGCGTGACGCTGGATGGCATGGGCCTCGACCCGACGAGCTTGCAGAATGAGACGGCCACGGCTGCGGCGTTGCGCTTTGATGCGGCGACGGCTCGCACCGAGATGGTGGCGCGGAACTTGGCGGAATGCGGCATCAAGCCGCTGTTCAAGGGCCTATTGCAGACGTTCTTGAGGTATTTCGACGGCGAGTTTGTTTTCCGCTTGCGCGACAAGGTGGTGCGGGTCGATCCGAATGCGCTCAACGCCGACATGGACGTGACGGTATCGGTTGGGCTTGCCGGCCATCGCGACAAGCAAACGGCGTTGTACCAGGGCATCCTGGCGATCCAGGAAAAGATCCTGACGACGGCTGGTCCGAACAACCCGCTTGTCGGCTTCGAGCAATACTACAACACGCTTGGCGAGCTTTTGCGGATCGCGGGCATCACGTCGCCGGCGCGGTATTTCAAGGACCCGGCAACGCAGCCGCCGCCGCCCCCGCCGCAGCCTGACCCGAATATTGAGCTGATCAAGGCGCAGGTCCAGATCGAGCGCGAGAAGCTCGAACTTGAGCGCGAGAAGCTGGCGTTTGAGGCCGAGGTGGACAGCGTCAAGATGGGCGCTGAGTTGCAGGCCGAGGCCGATCGCAAGGCCGCTGAGCTTGCGCTGCGCGAGCGCGAGGTATCGCTCAAGGAGCGCGAGGCCGAGATGAAATACCAGATCGAGCAGGAAAAGCTGCGCATCCAGGCGGCCAAAGTTTGAGGCGACGGACATCGGGCGCGAGGCCGCGTCAGAGAGATGTCCCCTGTCAAGCCTGCGGTCGGCTGATCGACCTAAACGTGCCCGGCCTGATCGTGCTGGGCGATGGAACCAACCTACACCTGCATTGCTACGAGGAGACCTGCCGTGCCGATGGTCGGGAAGAAGCACTACGCCTACACGGCGAAGGGGATGGCGAAGGCCAAGGCTGCCGCCAAGAAGGCCGGAAAGCCGGTGAAGTCCGGCAAGAAAAAGAAGGGCTGAAACTATGGTGATGTTCGGCGGCTACAACTACATGCCGGCTCCGTCGCAGGTCGATCCGCGCCTGCCGGTCTACAAGCCTCAGATGATGACGCTGCCCGGCGCGAAGCTGTCGAAGGACGATCAGCTCGCCAAGCAGAAGCAATTCGCTGGTGGCGTCCTGCAAGGCTATCAGTACCGGCCCCTGGCGCGGCCTGACCTGTTCGGCGTCAACCCGCAGGCGGCGATGAGTGGCACTGTACCGGACCCGGTACAGGGTGGCCGCTATCAAGGCCCAATGGGTCTGATGGCCGGCATGCCGATGCAGACGAGCCTTGCGGCTCCGGCCGGCGTGCTTGGCGGCACCCAGATCACGCCGATCCAGCCCGAGGGCACGTTCGTGCCCGATGACGGCACTGGCGCTACCGACGTGGGCGAGGAGCAGGGCAAGGGCGCGTATACGATGCGCGATCTGATGCGCCTGGAGCGCGCTTTGGGCCAAGCGAATTTCGGCAACCAAACGCCGTTTTCGGTCTTTGAGTTGTTCAAGGACGCCGGCGGGGGGACTTACGACGTGGACTACAGCCAGCCTTATTCGGGCCAGCTGTTCACCGTTCGCAACGACGACGGCGAGGACGTGCCGAGCGACCAACAGCTGGGTAAGTCCCAAGCCATGTCGATCGCGCTCTACCGCGCCCGAGGCATTGACGAGAGCAATTGATCTTGACGCCCGAGGAAGCTGACCTGCGCGCGGGTGATGCGCGCATGCTGCTGGAGCATCCATTGCTGCATAACGCGTTTGCCGATCTGACAGCCGCGTATCTGGACATGCTTCTGAAGACCGAGGACGAGCGCGGCGTGATGCGCCTGCGTGATGGTCTCAAGGTGATAGAGCAGGTCAAGGCGCAGCTGAAGTCGCATGTCGCGACGGGTCGGCTGCATGGCCGAGAGGCCAAGGAAATTAGAGGCAGACAGAGGTTTATCTGATGAGCGACGCTACCGCAGAGATGGTCGAAAACGATCTGGTCGATGACCCGGTCGAGGACGAGGCGACTGTCGAGCGACGCCCTTTCGATACGATCGACGAGGCCGCGCAGGAAATGCGCCGTTTCTTCGAAAGCGATGAACAGCCGGCGGATGCCGGCGACGAGGCAGCGTTGGAAGACGCTGAAGAAGCCCCCGAACCAGCCGCCGCCGCTGAGCCGTCCTTCGAGGTCGAGGTCAATGGCGAGATCCGGCAGGTGCCGCTGTCACAGTTGAAGGCAGCGTATACGGGCGGCGACGAGCAGCCGGTAGATCCGGCATTTACCGAAGCACAGATGCAGGCTCTAAGCCAGCACAGCCCTGAGCGGCAAGCGCAGGATCAGTGGGTCCAGCAGGTGCAAGCGTACCTGTCGAGCCCGATGCCTGAGCAGCCGGACCCTGCTCTGCGCGAGACTGATGTGATCGAGTACCTGACACAGAAGGACGCGTGGAGCCAGGAGCTTCTGGATCGCCAGCAGCTACAAGCGCAACTCGATGGCGTTGTGACCCAGCGTCGAACGGAGGCGCAACAGTTGCATCAGCGTTTGCTGGACACCGAGTGGAATGCGCTCACCAAGCATCACCCGGATCTGAAGGACCCCGACCGCTACAAGGCGTTCACCGCCGACATCCAAGAGGTAGCGCGTCATTACGGGTTCCGGGACCAGGAGATGTTGAATTGGTGGGACCACCGCCAGATCCGAATGGCGGCTGATGCGTTGAGGACCGTGCGCGCTCAAAGCGCCGCGCCAGATGTTGCGAAGCGGGTGGCAAGCAAGCCGCCGGTGATCTCGCAGGCTGGCCGCGCTGAGCCGGATGGGGCGCAGAAGCGAGCCTATAAGGAGGCCAGATCAAGACTTCGAAAGACCGGCAGCATGCGTGACGCGGCTGCTGTTTTCCGAAACTTTGTCTAATAGGAGGCCACCATGGCTCTCATCACCAACGCCTTCACCACCTACTCGGCGGTGGGCAACCGGGAAGACCTAGTCGACAGCATTTACGACATCTCGCCGGTCGACACCCCGATCCTTTCATCGGTCGCGCAGACCAAGGCCACCGCCGTCAAGCACGAATGGCAGACGGACAGCCTGTCTGCTAACACCACCGCCAACGTCCTGCTGGAAGGCGACGTCGTTTCGGCGCAGGCTTCCACGGCGACTTCGCGGGTCGAGAACTATTGCACGATCTCGTACAAGGCTCTGGCTGTGACCGGCACTCAAGACGCCGTCAGCCACGCGGGCCGGGCGTCCGAGCTTGCCTACCAGCTGGCCAAGCGCTCGCGCGAGATCAAGCGCGACATGGAGACCATCATCACCGCGAACCAGGGCTACAATGCTGGTAATGCGACCACCGCGCGCGAAAGCCGTGGCCTCGGCTCGTGGATCACCAGCAATGACAGCCGTGGCACGGGTGGCGCTGATGCCGCTTCCGCGACCGCTGGTGCGACTGACGGCACGCAGCGAGCCTTTACCGAGGCCATGCTCAAGTCCGTCATGCAGCAGGTCTTCGACAACGGCGGCGAGCCGGAACTGCTGACGGTCGGGAGCTTCAACAAGCAAACCGTGTCCGGGTTCACGGGTCGGTCGTCTGCGCGTCAGATGATCGCCGAGGATCGCATCCAGGGTGCGGCGTCGCTTTACGCGTCCGACTTTGGTGATCTCAAGGTGATCGCCAACCGCTTCCAGCGGGCTCGCGATGCGTTCGTGCTCTCGCCGGAATACGCGGCTGTCGCTTACCTCCGGCCCTTCGCGGTCGAGGAGCTTGCCAAGACCGGCGATGCGGAGAGCCGTTTCCTCCGCGCCGAGTGGACGCTCGAAGTCCGCAACGAGGCCGCTCATGGCGTCGTGGCTGACCTGACCACGTCCTAAGCGCGTTGAGGCGGGTTCTCCCAGCCCGCCGACCCCGCGGGGGCGGCTTGCCATTGCCGCCCCCGTTTCTTTTGGAGCTTCGATGTCCCACAAGCAGACGTTTCGCGAGGCTTTCTCGCCAACAGCTCGCAATGTCACGATCGTGGATGGCGACGACCTGCACATCGGCGTTGAGGTCGATGCCGGCGCGTTGCGCGAGAGCGCCAAGGCTCTGCGCGATCTGAACGATCACGAGCCGTTGCACAAGGACATGCGGCTGGCTGCGATCATCCCCGAGGATGTTCTGCAACGATCCTTCCAGGAGGGCTGGTTTAATGACCGACGCGCCTGGAAGCGCTGGGCCAACGATCCAGATCATCGCGACTTCCGCGTCTGGGAGGGTCAACTATGAACGATCAGGGCATCAAGATCCTGGTGGCGGTCCCGAACACCGGCCACTTGGTCACGGCAACGGCGGTCTCGATCGCCGAGATGTTGCAACACTTTGAGGCGTCCAGCGCGCCCTTCGCCAAAGAGGCGCGGCTGATCGCGGCGCAGGGCTCGATCCTGCCCGAGATCCGGCACAAGCTGGTCGCCGAGGCTTACGAGTACGGCGCGACGCACATGCTCTGGGTGGATAGCGACATGCGCTTTCCCAAGGACGCGCTGAACAGGCTGCTGAACCACGGCAAGCACGTCGTGGGGGTCAATTACGCCCGCAAGGAGCCCGAGGCTCGCCCGACCGCTTTGACGCTTGATGAGCGCCCTTTGAGCGCTGGCTCGACGGGGCTGATCGAGGTCGCGCATATGGGGTTTGGCCTAATGTTGGTCTCGATGAGCGCCTATGACGCGATCGACCTGCCGTTTTTCGCGTTCGAGCCGATCCCGCCGACGAATGCTCGTTGCTACGGCGAGGATGTCACGTTTGGCCGCAAGTTGCGCAAGGCAGGCGTCAAGGTGTTCTGCGATGCCGATCTGAGCCGTCATGTCCAGCATATCGGCCCCTATTCCTACACCCTGGCCGCTGACGAGGCCGTCGAGCCTGACAAGCCCAAGCTGCAATTGGTGACGTAACATGGCCATCTCGACATACGCAGAGTTGAAGACCGCCGTCGCGGAGTGGGGGAACCGCACTGATCTGACGACGCAGATCCCCGACTTTATCGCGCTTGCCGAGGAGCGGATCAACGCGAAGCTGCGTGTTCGCCAGATGGTCGCGCGCGCCACAACGGACGCCGCCGAGTATCTGGATCTGCCTGATGACTGGATCGAGGCTCGCGAGGTCAAGCTGACCAACAGCAAGACGACCGTGCTCGACTATTACAGCCCGATCGCGCTCGACAAGCAGTTTCCCTACGGCGGCGCTGGCCAGCCGAGCGGGTTCACGATCGTTGGCTCGCAGCTGCGCCTGATGCCGGCCCCGAGCGGGTCGATGACGGTCGAGATCGGCTACTACCAAAAGGTGCCGGCTTTGTCGGACAGCCAAACGCAAAACGCGGTGCTGACGGACTTCCCGCGCGTCTACCTCTACGGCTCGCTGGTCGAGATGCAGAACTATTTGATGGACGCGAAGACGTTGCAGCGTTTCGAGGCCCTGTTCGACGAGGCCGTGCGGGTGGCCAACACCGCGAACAAGTCATCGACGCATGCCGGCGGCAGCCTGCGCGTGACGCCTGGGGGGAATGTCGTATGACCACCTGGACAAACATCTCCGGCGGGAGCGCCATCAGCCAGTCCTTGGCCGATCAAGCGGCGACCAGCGCGACAAACGCGGCCAACAGCGCGACGGCAGCGGCGACCTCGGCCACCAATAGCGCGACTAGCGCCACCGCCAGCGCCACCTCGGCGACGGCCTCGGCCACAAGCGCGACGGCCTCGGCGGCATCTGCCTCGGCGGCGGCAGCGGATCTGGCGACTTTCCAGGGCCAGTATCACGGCGCGTCAGCGACCGCTCCGACCACTGGCCTGGACACGGGGGATCTCTATTTCGACACCGTCGCGAACGCGATGAAGGTATACAACGGCTCCTCCTGGGTCGCTGCATATATATCTGCCTCAGGCGTTTTGACGGCGGCGAATAACCTGTCAGATGTCTCCTCGGCGTCGGCCTCGCGCACAAACCTCGGCCTGGACACGATGGCGACGCAGGCGGCTAATTCGGTGGCGATCACGGGCGGGTCGATCTCGGGCATCACCGATCTCGCGCTAGCTGATGGCGGCACGGGCGCTTCCACGGCCTCGGCGGCACGCACCAACCTCGGGCTAGGCACGATGGCGACGGCTGCGGCGGCTGACTACCTCGCCCTGGCGGGCGGCACGATGACTGGCGACCTAGTGCTGGCTGGAGATCCTGACGCGGCCCTAAAGGCTGCGACGAAACAATATGTAGACAACAACGGCGGCATTTCCGCCGGAAAAAGCATCGCGCTCGCGATCGTTTTTGGAGGCTAGGAAATGGCTAACCCCAATATTGTAAATGTCGCGACGATCAATGGTAACACCGCCGTCCAGGCGGTCGGCACGAGCGCGACGGCCATCGTCACTAATTCGGCGGCGTCCGGCAAAATTTACAAGGTCAACCTGCTCATCGTCTCGAATATCGACGGGACGAATAACGCGGAGGTAACCGCCGATCTCTATCGGTCAAGCACCGCCTATCATATCGCCAAGACGGTCGTGGTCCCCGCTGATGCCAGCCTGGATGTTTTGAGCAAGCCGCTGTACCTGCTGGAGGGCGATGCCCTCCGTCTAACCGCAAATGCGACTGGCGACCTTGAGGCTGTTTGCTCGTTCGAGGAAATCAGCTAATGGCCGGGAACGGCGGGATCGTCGGGCCTGCGAACACGCCCACCACCTCTGAGGCGTCTGGTGTTTGGTCCCTTGCCGAGGCCCAGGAAGCGCAGGGCGGGGGAATTTGGCCGATACTAGGAGAGGACCCTGAGTGGGCCAACGTCACGCTGCTGTTGCATTTCGACGGCGACGTAACTGACGCCTCGGGGAATTATTCGCCGACGGCTAACACGTCAACAAGCGAGACCACCATTGTAAAATACGGGTCCGGCTCGCGGCGGTTTAACAATACAAAACTGGACTACGCCTCTACGCTCCTCGACTTTGGGTCAGCCGACTGGACGGTCGAGGGCTGGGTCTATTGGGACGGCACAGCGGGGTACGGTGGCATTGTGATAAACTCAAGCAGCACGTCGTGGAATGACGGGATAAATTTCCACAACAACGGCTCGACCATCGGCCTTTTCACGCCCCGTATCACCACGACTATTTCGTCCGGCCAGTGGTATCATTTCGCGATCGTGAGAGAAAGCGGGGTTTGGGCGTGGTGGCTCAACGGAAGCCGCGTAGGCACGGCAACGGCGGGGTTTACGGACACGAGTGCAACATCAAGTTTTGGTTTCCATTCGGCTGTCAGCAATTACCCCTTTCGTGGATACCTGGACGACATCCGGGTGACCGATGGTGTCGCGCGGTATAACACGGCCAGCACTTCAATTAGCGTACCAACTGAAGCGTACCCGGATAACTGAGGTTCGTGCGCTGTGCTGCAATATAATTCGTCGGGGAGCTACACGGCATGAGCCGGTTGCCTGGAAACGGTGGGATCGTTGGCCCGATCAACACACCCACAACATCCGCCGCGTCTGGGATCTGGTCGCTCGCTGGGGCGCAGGAAGCCCAGGCCAAAGGCATATGGCCCATCGTCGGGGTCACACTTGAATATCTTGTAATTGCGGGCGGCGGCGGTGCGGGGGCGGGGTCGGCCAGTTTAGGCGGCGGCGGCGGGGCTGGCGGCTATCGCCACACATATGGAACGTCAGGCGCTAATTCTGCCGCAGAAACAGCGTGGGCGGTTGATGTAGGTACGGTAATCACCGTTACGGTCGGCGCTGGCGGTGCCTCAGATACAAACGGCACCGATAGCAGCATTGCGGCGACAGGGCAGACCACAGTGACGTCGGTCGGCGGTGGTCATGGCGGCGGATATAGCACTGGGAACAATGGTGAGAATGGCTTTACCGGAGGGTCGGGCGGCGGTGCGGCAGGCGGCGACTCGTCGTCGTTTACGGGCGGGTCGGGAACGGCAAACCAGGGCAAGGCGGGTGGAATAGGTAACGCCAACTCTGTCGGCGAAAACGTATGGCGACAAGGCGGCGGCGGCGGCGCGAGTGCGGACGGCTCCAGCGGGGAGGCGGGCGCGGGGAACGGCGGCGCAGGCCTCGCGTCGACCATCACAGGGTCGTCGGTTACGCGCGCGGGCGGTGGCGGTGGTGCCCATCATAATGGCTCACAGGCAACGGGCGGATCCGGCGGCGGCGGCGCTGGCAACAGCACAAATGGCGGGAATGGTACTGCGGGAACGGCAAATACCGGCGGCGGCGGCGGCGGCGGCGGGTATAGCGCTGGCACGGCGGGCGCAGGAGGTTCTGGCGTCGTTATCTTGCGACTGCTTACGAGCGACTATAGCGGCACGACGACCGGGAGCCCGACCGTCACGACAGACGGCTCTTACACCGTGCTGCAATATAATTCGTCCGGGAGCTACACGGCATGAGCCATTTCGCGAAAATTGAGAACGATGTCGTCACCCAGGTCATCGTTGCTGAACAGGAGTTCGTCGATGCGCAGCCTGGCGAGTGGGTCCAGACGAGCTACAACACGCGCGGCGGGGTGCATTACGCGCCCAACAGCGACACGCCGGATGGCGGCGTTGCCCTGCGTAAAAACCACGCTGGCATCGGCTATGCCTACGACCGGCAGCGAGATGCGTTTATTCCGCCGCAGCTCTTCCCTTCTTGGACTTTAAATGAGGAAACCTGTCTTTGGGAGGCTCCCGTTCCATATCCAGAAGACGGAGAACTTTGGTATTGGAATGAAGATCTACAAAATTGGGTAACTCAATAAAATTCTCAATATGGAACTCTTAATCTTACTTTTATCTCTTCCTCTCTGCATCACATGGGCCTATCGCGGAGGAAGTCTATACCGCCAACAGCATTGGCCGCTACGGCTCGGCACGACCCGCTGGCTGACGCTCCTGGCGACGCCGCTATTTATGACACTGGCCTTCGTCGCCGGGCTCTGGCCGAACATCGACTGGCCTGACGCCGTCGCGCTGGCCCTCGGTTTTATCGCGTTTTTCGCGGCCCAGGCGGATGGCTGGGGCAGACAAATGGATCTCGGGCGAGATCGCAAGCCGGACGACGAAACCGGACACCGGCTGCGCGACTTGGTCTGGAGCGAGAAGTCCTCGTTTGCGCGAGATCTCTGCGGGCTGCACATGCGTTTCGCTCAGTTCGTCCCGGCCGCTGTGTGCTTTGGCTACATCGACTTCTGGTTGTCCCTGCCAACGGCGCTCTTGGCGCTGGGCGCGCCTTGGGGCTGGGTGCTGGAAAGCAAGCTTTTTTATGAGAGGGGCCGCGCGCCCTCGTCCCCGTTTGTCGAGCTTCTGATCGGCGCTGCCCTGGCAGCATCCACCGCCGCCGTTGTCGTTTGGAGATAAAAAATGTCAACCGCCACGACCATCCTCGGCCTGGAAAAGCAGGACACCGGGGCGAACAACAA